AGTCCTTATATTAATTAGTGTGGGGCATTTCACCCCTACTTGTTTTTATCTAGATTACTTCTTCTGCTTCTACCCAAGAGGTAGTGTCTTCATCCCAAGAGTACATTAAGTCATCTGTTGGATAAGGTACGGGTGAATCCCATTGACAAGTGTCTTCGTTTAAAGTCCACGAAGGGTATGGTTGAGGTGGAATGAAAGCATCTCTTGTAGCATCATAGGCGTAACCTATACCTGCGTAGTTCTTTCTAAAGCTGCCACTGTATGATGTTTGAACCCAGTTAAAGCTATCCCCAACAGCACCTGAATTTATAAAATCCTGCTCTGCTACGATTACTCTTAATACTAGGTTGTTTTCAATTTCTGCAAAATGACTCATACTGCGTACCTCACTATTACTATTCCTGAACCACCGAAGCCACCAGAAGCACCACCACCACCACCTGAGCCAGTATTTGTAGCGCCATTACCACCAGCACCTGAGGCCACACCATCTCCACCACCACCAGAACCACCAGAAGCACCATAACCACCATTACCCCAACCAGAGCCTCCTCCCCCTCCTGCATAGTAGCCACTAACACCAGACGAAGTAGCACTCGCCCAAGTAGACCAGCTACTTAGACCTACACCTCCAGCTCCACCAGTTTGTCCACTATTGTTTCCACCAGTACCTCCTGCACCCCCTCCACCACCACCAGCAGCATTACCACCAGAATAACTGCCAGCATTGCCTCCTGCATTACCATAGCCAGTAGCACCGTTTGAATTACTCTGGTTGCCAGCGCCTCCAGAATGACCCCCGCCATTAAGAGTCATGGAAGCTCCTCCCCCAGAACCTCCAGACAAACCGTTAGGCATAGATATATATCTAGCGCCACCACCACCACCATTAGCGGTAGAACCAAAACAAGTTGTGGGTGTGCCGTTAGTAGATACTGTTGATGACCCTGCGCCAATAGTGATAGTGTAACTACTTACTGATACTGAGTATCCAGAATGGTAAAGTAAACCACCAGCTCCACCTCCTGCTGGGTAAGCGCCGCTAGCTCCTGAGCAGCCGCCACCAGCGACTGATAAATACTCAACAGAGCTTAAAGAGCCTCCAGTGACTTGGAAAGTGCCTGATGATGTAAATTTATGATATTTATAACCACCAGTTTCGTATGTTGTGCCACCAGTTGCCAATGAAGAAACACTAATAATAATACTGTCTGTTGAACTGTAAGCAGAATCAGTGTAAACAGCATTAGCCGAATTAGTTACCTTAGCTCTGTTGCTATAAGTTGCAGCAGTAGTATAAGTTAAAGTAACTGTGACAGAAGTACCACTCCAGCCAGTAATCTCAACAGTATTACCTACCTTAGAACCTGAGCCTGAGCCTACCGAACCATAAGTAAAGTTAGAACTTTGAGCATCGAAGATAACCTTAGTAGCGTTAGAATCAATACTTGATATAGTGTAAGTAACTGCTGTTACATCATCTGAATCAGCAGGGCTATTTAAACTAGGTGCTGATAGTTGTTCATAAATCAGAATACTATCGGTTGAACTATAATCAGAATCACCATAACTAGCATCAATCTTAGTTGACTTAGCCTTAACTGAAGCATAAGTACCTAACGCAGTAAACTGAACAGTGATAGCAGGATTATTAGTAGTAAATCCAGTTACCTCTACAGTATTACCGACTTTAGTACCAGAACCAACACTAACACTACCAAAAGTAAAGCTACTAGTACCCATATCTAAGATAATCTTGTCATCATTAGAGTCAGTTGAAGTTACTGTGTAAACAACATTAGTAGTAACAGTCGTATCAACAGGACTACTTATAGTAGGTGCTGTTAATTCAACCACCATATTCTTAGTAACTAGAGAACTGTCATCTAAACCTAAGTTGTCTGTTGTTGCTTTAATTGTATATGAAGGAACACCACTCGTATGAGTTATAACAAACTCACCAGAAGTATTGATTGAACCTACAGTACAGTTAGTGGGAGTGATAACATAAGTTAATTCTTCAGACCAGTTACCGATAGTGTGAGTTACAGTACCACCAGAATCTATAGATAGAGTACCTGTGATACTAGGTGAGTCTAATGTTCCACCTGAGTTCTGCCAAGTGGGAACTGTTCCTGTTCCTGTAGAGGTTAGAACCTGTCCTGATGTAGAACCAGATGATGACATATCAATAACATTAATTTCTGCTGCTGTTGTATTAACCACCGTACCACTTACTTTAAATTGTCCTGCTGTAAGGTTGGGCTTAATAGCCGTTGTTCCATCTAATAAGTCATCTAATGTATCTAGGTTGGTGTTTAGTTTAGTACCCCATGTGTCGTCTGAACCATTAGACTCGGGCTTAGTAAAATTATAAGTTGTTGTTGTAGTATCTGCCATAATTTTCTCCTATGCTGTACGCTTCCACATATAAATTGTAATGTACGGGGGCATATTGTTATGTGCGCCACCGCCAGGGTAAGTTCCTGATGTGATACTTGTCTCATCTCTTGAATGATTAGTAGTTGCTGAAACTGAATCAGTATCAGTCTTCTTATAATTGTAAGATAATGCTGTAGAAGAACCTGCGAAGTTCACACCACTGCCTGAGCCTTGTCCTGCAATCTTAGCATAAACATGGTCATGAGCAGGTATTTCACTTGCTGATAATGTATGTGTAGCACTACCACCTGTTGAGCCAATACTGTAAGAGCCACTCTCGCCTAATAACATTTGACCTTCACCGAACTCAACCCACGTTCCAAATCCAAGTAACGTACTTGGGTTAGTAGCATTCGTAGCATTCATGTAAATTGAGCCTACAGGATAAGCATCTGATGCTCCCGATATAGCCCCTGTAGCAGTTGCTACAAACGCTGTAGTTGCTAATTGTGTTGTATTAGTACCTGATGTTGCTGTTGGCGCTAAAGGTGTTCCTGTGAATGTTGGACTAGCCAAGTCTGCTTTATCTGTGCTAAGTGTTGTTAGTTGTGTTTGTACGTTGCTTGTAACACCGTCAACGTAGTTTATCTCTGCTGTAGTAGCAGTAACTCCGTCTAAAAGATTAAGTTCTGTTGCTGTTGATGTAACTGCTGTTCCGCCAACTTTAAAACCTACTAGGTTGGGCGCAACGGCTGTAGTTCCATCGAATAAATCATCAAGAGTATCTAGGTTGGTGTTAATCTTACCACCCCATGTATCTGCTGACGCTCCTACTTCAGGTTTAGTCAAGCTATAAGTTGTAGTAGTAGTATCTGCCATTTTATTGTCCTATATTAATAAGTTCCTTTCCACACTCGTAGTTTATCAAATTCACCACTGAGTATTTTCTTTTTTACCACTTCTTTTCGTGCTTCAATGTCGCCCCACTTGATTCCAAGTTCGTCACACCATTGTTTAATAAGGAAAATAGGGATTGTGCCAACTAATTTACTCTCACCCATGCCATCTAATTTATGGCTTCTTAACTGCTCTGCTCTTTTTAAGGCAGGGTTAGCGGTGTGAATCTTTTGAACGATTACTTTATCGTTCTTGTGGTCAACGTGTATTTTTTCACCTATTTTCATTTTAAATTCCTTATGTAAAAAGGGCGGTTTCCCACCCTCTTATTAACTTCTTATATTAAGAAGTAGTACAGTCGATTACTGCGCCTGATGCTTTCTCATTCTTAGAGATAAGCGTAAGTTCAGTAAGAACTTGGCGTTTAGTATTATCACCTGTCTTCGCAAGAGCAGTGTTCTTGGTTGGACGTAATACGCCACAAGCCCACATATCGTTTTGCATGATGAAAACATCACGACCACGATTCTCACGAGTTGGAGTGAACTCAACAGTACCCCACGGAGTTACATAAACATCCATGTGATTAATAACGCCTTCGCTTTCTGCTTTAACAGTTGAACGTTGGTTGTTATTACCAGTGAAGCCTAACGCTTTGTTCATCTGGAACGCTGATAGATACACAGTGTCCGGACGTCCACCTGCTTCCCAGATTGATTGCATAGTGCTATCAAAGTCTGCTTGAGCAAATTCAGTTGCAGTTCCGTCAGTACGTGGCTTAGAGCCTGGTACTGTCCAACCTGATACTGATTCAGGGTTTACACCTGAAGTACCGATATTACCAATATTACTATTGATAAACGTTGGTACACCTGCTAACTCACGAGCCACTGATGCGCTTCCTGCAACGTGTGCGTTGTTGTCAAACAATGCCTTCTCGATGTCTAGCTTCTGCTCTTTAGCAATCTTCAAAGTTTGGTAAGCCATTTCAGTTGCTCTACCTGCTTTGTCAAGACCTGCATCAGTATCAGGAATAATCACAGCATTCTTAAAGATTTGCGTGTAGTTACCCATACGAGTAGTTGCAGTCATTGCGTTAGCAGTAGTGTCGTCACCTTCAATGTGAGCGTTTGATGCTGATGAACGTAATGCGTCAGTCTGCCACTCATGGAAAGTGTTAGATGCGCTTACTTTTTTTAATGATGAATAAAAAGGTGTTTCTTCAGGGGAAATGTCGTAGATTACGTTTTCCAAGTCTTCACGAATACCTTTTGCGTCATAACTATCAAATGTGTTTGATGGTTGTGCCATTGTCGTTCTCCTATTATTAGGTTTGTAAAATTAAGCCGATAGCATCTTCAATGCCACCTGACTTTCTGAGTTGTGCCTTTTGGCGTTTACGAACTTTAGTTTTTGAATCATCAACTCTCTTCGCCCCTGCCTTTACGATAGGTCTTGCTTTCTTAGTCTTAGCGACTGCCTTAGCCTTACCACTCATAATGTCACGGTATTTCATAGCATCATGTAAAACCTGTATTGCTCTATGGTCCATCACTTGTCCGATTTCATCGGCTGAGTAACCATAATGCTCACGTCCTACTTGTACCAGTCTTTCCTTGATTTTACCTGCTTTATTAGAGTCAGCAAATTCAGGAATCTTCTGTTGTAAAACTTGCATTTCTTGCTTTAGATAAGTCTGTTTAGCAACTTTTTCAGCATTTGAGTTTTTATTACTCACTTGCTGAAGTTGTGCCATTTGATTATCATAAGTCACTTTACTCTCATCATAGTTAAGTTTTTGTTCCATGTACCCTATTGGGTCACTTTCAAATAACTCGCGAGACGGTGGAGTAGGTGGTGATGCAATGTTTCCCTGTTGAAGTTCTTGGAAAAGTTGTGCCATCTGCTTTCGTTCGTTTAATAGAGATTCATAGACTTGCTCTGCTTCTTTACGTTGCGTTGCTGCCTCTTGCATCCCCTTTTGGACGTATTTCTGTCCGCTATAGCCTTGCTTTAGTTCATCAAGCGTTACTTCTACTTCATTACCGTCAATCTTGACTTTAATGTTAGAAGGCGCATTTTGAACGGCATCCTCTACTTGGTCGTTATCTTCGTCCAACTCTGATACTTCTTCAGAATCATATTCTGCTTCGGTGTCATAGTCTTCTTCAGAATCAGTTTCCACTTCTTCAGCCTCAGCAGTTTCCTCTACATCTGTAGCATCCTCTGTTGTCTGAGTTTCTTCTTCAGTTGCTTCTACTTTTTCTTCTTCTATCGGAGCAATTATGCTCTCAATGGCAGATTCAATACTACCATCAATTTGGGTTTCAGTCGTTTCCACGGTGCTGTTCTCCTATTTTTTACGTTTACGCTTACTAATCTTATCGTCTGCTACTACACTTTCCATATAATTAGTAATCTCATTTATCGCACAAACAATGTCATGCGCCCTGTCGCGCTCGTTCGTTTCCGAATAAGCGTCCATGAAGATAGCAACTTGCCTCTCCACGATTTCTGAAATAATATCCTTAAAGGTGTCATCATTCATCAATGTCTTTATCTTAGCAGATTTTTCACCTAAGTTCATTAAAATCTACCGCCTGTTACTGCTTGAGTTGGTTGTTGTTGTGGGTATCTAGGTGCTTCTTGCATCTGCTTAACTCTAGCAATGTCTAATTTAGAGCCATAATCACCATAAATCTTAGCCGCGTCTGTTACAAGTTTTTGGTCTAATTCATCTCTCTTACGGTCATCTTCTGCTATAGCCTTCTGCGCTTCAATCTCTAATTTAAGCATATCTGTCTGTGACTTGGCTTGTGCCTTAATAGTCTCAGCCTGTACGATTGCCTGTGCTTCAGGTGAAGTGGCAGGTTGCTGTTGTGCTTGAGCCTGTTGCTGTTGTTGAATTAACTGTTGCTCTTGTTCAGGCGTCATAGGGTTGAAGTATCTATCAACGTTTCTAACTCCTGATAATACCAACATATCTGACAATGTGTTACGCATTCCTGTCATAGTTACAAGACCGTTGGTAGGTCCGTATGTTGACCAAATCTGCATTTGTGTTTGGAGTGCTTGATTAAGCGCTGCTTGTTTTTGCTCTTCTTGACCTGTTCCTAAACCTACGTTTACAGTCACATCCATAGATGTGTTCCATGAACGAGGGTCAATCGGTACATAATTACCGTTTAGACGCATCATAGTCTCTTCACAAGAGTTTTCTACCATAAGTTTAAGGATTAACTTAAACAGTCGTTTCATGCCACCCTCGGCAAGATTTCGAGCCATAACCTCAACCTGACCTGCTCCTGCTTGAGCAGTTAATTGTGCTGCTGTTGCAGTGGTGTTCTGTAAGGCATCAGGGTCTAATCCCATACTTGCTTTAGTAACACCTGTTTTAACTTGAATCTCATCATCAAGGTATTGCATAGCGCCTAATACCTGTCCTGCTACAAAAGGAGTAGCAATATCAACTAATGCTGTTGGTGATTTCATTCTTACAATGCCACCAATTTCATTGTTCATTAAGTCATCTATGTTTACTTGACCTTCTACAGCACCTACTCGTGGCATATTAGTTAATGCTACGTTATCCATCATGCCACGTAACATAGCAGTAGATGAGTCTTGGTCGTTCATAATCAAATCAGCAATAGAGCGTCCGAAGAACGTATGAGGCTCAGGGTCTATCTCAAAGACAGCAAATGGAACATCACCCCAAGGCTCAAAGTCTAAAAGTTTACTCTCACCACCTGCAAGTATAAATCTGTGCATGGTGGCTTGACCTGTGCCATATACGTCCATCTTCATGTACGCTTCTGTTACTGCTACTTGTTTCATAGAAGGGTCTTTAATTTCTTCTTCGTCACTGTATTGATAACTGTTTCTCTCGTATATCTCTGCGTCAGTGAAGGTGTCGTCTGATGCTATGCCTGACAATTCTGATACAACCTCGAAGTCATATCCCATTGAAACTAATTCACCCACTCTCATCTCTGTTCTGTGGGCGACAATATAAGCATCTTCAATACTTCTAGCGTTTCTATCTACAAGGAACTCTTCAGGTGGTACGCTTTCAATACATAACTTACCTGAATCTTTCTGATGACTAATTTTTAGTGTGTATTTAGGCAATTCTACTTCCATACCAAACTCGTCCATAGACATTTCAAGTTCAGTTGATTGCTCGATAACTGTTACATCATCATCATTAACAATAACTGACATTTCTTCTTCAGTAAGGTTTGAGTAAGTGTGAATCTTAGCCTCTGAGTAGTCTTCCCAATATGCTTTTAATACGCCTGTTTTCTTAACTAAAGCATCATGAATAGCATCGTTAAGAAGGGTAAATCCGTTTAGTTCGTTGAATCTATAATGAGCAAACTTAGTTGCTGAATCTGCGTTAGACACGTCTTCTTGACCTGTAGGAACATACTCAACAGGGTTCTCAGACGATAAGAACACTCTCATTAGGCTTGGTTTGATTGCTCTAATAGTGTCTCTTACTTTGGTTGCAACAATCTTAGAACGACCATCTTCTTCGCCAATATCCACTTCACCGTCAAAATAACGTTGTGCCTTAATTCGACCTTCTGTTATTTCACTTTCCATAAAGTCAATAGCATCAGTTACAGCATCACTAACAATGCCTTGGATGTCATCTTCACTCATTTGCTTTAGTTCTGCCATGTTTATTCCTATTTTTCTTCTGTTAAGAAACGCTGTGCGCCCACACCTGTAGCAATCGGTGCTGAGGTAGATTGTAAACCATTTTTGATTAACAATGTTAAATATGATGCTTGTGGATTGCTTAGTTTTTGACCACTCTTAACAGCGTCTAAGTATCTAAGTGCCATATCAACATCTTTTCCACCCTTTCCTGTTTTAGTGAGTAAGTCTGCCACCTCTTTAAATATCTCTTCTTTACGTGATTGTAAGTAGTCATCACCTGTTCCTGTGAAGAAGTCTCTTAGTTTTTGTACCGCTTTAATAGGTTGACCTTCAAACAAAGTTCCGATAGGACCACGCTCAATCATTCTTTCAGCAGTTCCCATTATTTCTTGTCTTGACGCTGTTGCCGAGCCTGTACGTGTACCTGCTTGTAATTCGATAGCAGAACGAGTCTCATCTAATCTCTTGAACATAGCGTCTGATGTCTTCTTACCTAAGATTTGCTCTACTTTTAGGCGTACACTTCTTGACGACATAGTGGTAATTAACTTCATAGCCTCAGATACATCTTCAGGTCGCCCTGTAGTGGATGCGGTCTTAGCATTAGACATAATGCTCTCAATCTGCTCACGCAAACCTTGTCTTACACCTTTAACCTCTTCCTTACTAGCATTACGCATGAAAATCTTAACTTCATCTAATGGCGTGCCATCTTTCATTAGTTTTGTACCAAGCCTCACAGCCTGTTGCGTTAGAATCTTTCCTTGACCTTGTGACAAGGCATCTGCGTATGCAGGATTAATAGCCTTTAGGTTGTCTCTAATTGCTTTTCTTGCCTCATCTGCAACCATGTTGCTAATGCCACTAATGTTCTGTGTAAGCGGGTCTCTTGCTCCTTCAGCAATGTTGTCTAACTCTCTCTTTATTAAATCAAGAGTCTCTACGTCAGGTAGTTCTGTGTATTGGATGTTTCCGTTTTTGTCAACACCCTTATACTTTAATCGTTGTGACTTTCCACGAATCGCTAACAATGTATTGATGCCATCAACCGTTTTTTGTGGCAAAACTTGTAGAGTTCTTATTATCTGTTGACCTTGTGGAGATGTGTAATCAACAGGCTGTGAGAACGCTTTTGTATATGCGTCACTACGTCCTACTTTAGTCTCTTCACTAATCACATCATAGATAGTCTTCTCGCCTTGTGGCTGAACACCTAAACTTGTGTCTAAATCACTTGCCAACTTAGTTGATGACCCTGTTACACGGTCTCCAACAATCTTCTGAATATCACCACCTGCTTGTGGTGAGACTGTAGCAGCAGCGTCTAACAATTTAGTGAACGCTGTATTAGCATCAGCAATCATGCGCTCATTACCTGAGCGAGACACTTTCTCCATCATTTCCGCTAGAGTAGCACCACTATCAAACGCATCTTTAATGAAACGAGCTGCTTCTACTGATATACCAAACTCTGTCGCAATAGCGCCAATCTTAGCCTTATCAATTTTAAATCTATCAATCATGCTTGCAACAATAGGAAACGCTACTGCAATAGGAGATGTAATAGCAGTGTTTAATGCGCCTGTTTGAAGTGCATTAACTGTGCGCTCATCAAGTGTGTTACCGTCACCTGCGCCATATAACAATCCCTCAGCGCCTGATAAGGCAGATACTCCACTAACTTGTGCTGTTTTCTGTGCAAGAGGTGCTAGTTTACTGTACCAATTTTTAACAACATTAACCGCTTTTCCCACTTTATCAATCTTGCCAATGCCTTGTGCCAATCCACCTGTTAGGTAGGTACTTGCACCTAAACCTGCAATTTGAGCAGGGTATGCTCTTTCAGGATATTCTTGCTCGTATGCTGTTCTTGCCTTTTCATACTTCCACTGTTCGGCAGGGTCGCTTGTCATAACCTCATCCATCCAAGAGCCACCACCAAGTCCACCTCTCATAAACTGTTGAGATAATAAACCCGATTCAGGTATTTGCCCTAAGATGTCCTTTGTGAACTTAGATTCTGCTTCAGCGCCAAGGTCAACAACCTCTCCCTGTTTGCCTTCATCAATAATTCTCTTTATTTCATCTTGGTTGCTAGTTGAGTAACTATTTGAACGAAAAACAAGAGTGCCTGTTTTATTATCTCTCAGTATTCTACCATTATCGGGAAGTCCTCTCAGAATTGGCTCAAGGCTTTCCTCAAACTGTTTTTCTGTTGCTTGCACATTGCTACCCTTAAATACATCATCTATTGTCTGTGTTGTGGGTACAACACCGCCCTGAGACGTTACTACAGGTTGTGTCGTTGTGTTTCCACCCCATAACAAATCATCAATTTCATCAGCCATTATTTAAACCCCATTCTTTGCTTATATCTATTAGACCACTCTTGTAATCTCTCTTGAGCAGACATACTCTTAATTTGCTCTAGGTCAGAGTTAAAGAACTCATTGAATGTAATCCAAGTTCCGTCATTTCTTTCCATAGCACCAGGAGACATTAAGGATAGTTGGTCGATTTCTCGTATAGTATTTTGGGCGTTGTCAAAATCACTAAGTCTAATACTAGCAGACATATTAGAGAAGATTGTTTGTTGCAATGAAATTGACTTAGAGTAGTTCATCAGCGCTTTATTAGCTTCTGTTGAAGTTCCTAGTCCAGGAATATATGTTCCTGCAAACTTAGCATCAAAATCTGTTTGTGGACCTTTGTTTCGTCTCAACTCTTCAGCAACCATTCGGTTTTTAATAGCCTCAACGTACTGTCCATTAGACATCTTACTCTCATCAATAAGACTTCCCATGCCATACTTAGATGCCATAACTCTTAATTTCTGCTTAGTGTACTCATCAGGACCTGTCTCGCCAAAATTAACTATTGCTGTATTTAACTCGTTTAGAGCATTTAAAGAACTTGTAGCCAACTCGCCACGCTCTCTGTGAGTAGATTGCATAGTAGCAATATCTTTTCCAATAGCATCGTAATACTTGTCATTACCCATGTTGATAGTAGTTCCACCGCCTAGAATACCAAGGTCTTTGTAGCGTGCCAACTCTTCAGGTGTCTTACCTTCAATAAATTCTAACTTCTCTTCGAATGCTGAACCTTTCTTATAAGCAATAGTAATTGCTGTCTTAGCATCAATCTGTCCTGACTCAACCATCTTGGCTAAATCTTCACGACCCATCGCTCTAAGCGCTTGCGCTGTCTTAGTAGAGCCTTTATTCTTTTGAAGTCTATCTAGCTTTAATTCCATTGACTTAGCAATATTTGGGTCAGGATTAAGTCTCATTGAGTTAAGAGCAATAGTCATACGAGCCATACGTTCTTCATTAAAGAAGTCACCTATTCCACTACCTAAATCACTTACCGTTTCTTTTAAACCGCTATTGAAGTCATTGACACCTTGACCCATTTTGTCTAATAAACTAGGCTCTTCTTTAGCAAGATTCATTTCTTGTGAACCTCTACTGAATGCGTCAGCAGCAGGACTTGTGCTGTTTAGGTTTTTATTCATAATATCTTCAAGAGTCGTATCGTAGTTTCCTACAGTGTCAGACATATTAGAATATTTGTTTACTTGTTCAGGTGTCATAGAGTCTTGATTAGAAAGATTCATAACAGGACTCTGTGTTGTAGGAGCGTTATAATCTACTACCTTGCGCTCAGTTACCATAGGCATAGCAGGAATAACGTTTGTAGTTCCATCTGCTGTTCTTGTGAAGCCACCTAAATCTTGTTGTTCTTGAGGGATAAAAGACTGGTTTGTTGACAGTAATCCTTCTTGTGGTTCTGAATCACCACCTAATATATTGTTCTTTAGATAGTCTAATAATGAATTAACACCTTCATCTAATTGTTGACCTGTTTCAGTCTTATTAAACGCTTTAGTCGCAAGACCACCTAAAATCATTTGTAACAAAGGACTCATAATTTTCTCCTATTAAAATCCAAAAAAACTCATCAAGCCCTTTTCTTCTTCGTCTTCCATGCCTCTATCTTGTTCAGCAAGCATTTGTGTCTGAGTTGAAAACATATCAGTATCATAATCTTGAGTTGCTTGATATTGGTCTGCTACATTCTGAAATAAATTAACATTTCCATCACCTTCTACACCGTTAGGCTTTCCTTTAGAAAAACCTGCTGTATTTACACCTGTACCCCATTGCATAGGAACTTGTGTTTGTTTAATCATTTGTGGTCTTTGAATTGACTGAGGCTGTTCAAACTGTTGAGGAATACCTAAATTAGGTTGTGATTGTTGTTGTGGAATAAATGATTGGAAAATAGAGCCAAACTCTTCATCTGTTAATCCGCCTCTTTGCTGTGCGGCTTGTAGTATCTGTTCTAAATAACTCATTATCTCATACTCGCACCAAGCGTCAGGTAATCAAATAGACCTGGTTGCTTAGATGTTGTTTGTGTCTGTGGAACTGGTGTAGCGCCAAGAGCCTGAGTAACATAACCAATAGATGTAGAAGGTTGACCTGTGTATCCTTGGAATCTTTGTTTAGCAGAATCAATAAGTGCTTGTTGCATTGCTTGTTGCTGTGAGCCTTGTTGTGCTAAGTTCTGTGTAACAGTCTGACCCATGCCGAAACCTAGGTTAGATATGTTTGCTAACTGACCTGCTGCACCTAATCTTTGTTGTGCGCCTTGTAATCCTGACGAAACATTGAATTGGTCTGATGTCATTCTATTCTGAATATCTGCTAGTGCCGCTTGACCTGCTTGTTGGAATCCTTGTTGTCTTAATCCTGCTGATGATTGAGCAAGTTGGTCAACAATACTTCTTCCCATCTCGCCTGTTGCAACACCATGACGTGAACCACCGAATGCGTTAGCCGCAGATGCTTGTGCGTTTAGTTCGTTTAGTCCTATTGCACCACCACGTAGTATGTCAGCCTCATTAGCCTTAATAACATCAGTAGTGTAAGGATTCATGTAAGGAGATAGGCTAGTTGTCGCTAACTGACCTGCTGATACTGAAGAAGGGGTATAACCCATTCCTGCTGCTGTGTTTACTCCAGCACCCTTAATTCCTTGTGCTGCTAATTGATTTATGTTTGGGTTGGTTGCTATTCCACCTGTTGTTGGTCCACCTGCCATAATGTTCTCCTATACAAATAATTTGTCGTATTGTGCAACATCAGCAGGTTTATTAGTCTTCAATTCTGCTAGTGCCTGTTCATATAAAGGCTGACCACTGTAACCTGTAACGCCACCTGAATAAGTTGTAGGTGTTGGTAATCCGCTCATAGGTGTTAATGCGCCTGGGGCTGATAATCCAAAAGCCTCTGATGCTCCTATGTTCTGTCTCCAAGCCTCTTGAGTAGCAGGAGTAAATGACGCTACATCAGGACCATACCAAGGCATATATCCTACTTTTTGTGCTGTTTCTGCTCTTGCTAAGTTTCTGACTGAAGGTTCTTCAATCCACTTAGGTATTTCTGTCTTTTGTGTTTGGCTACCGCCTTTTCCACCGCTCATATTAAAACTCCTTTGCCATAACGATTTGTTGTTCTTTCCAACCGTCTTTATTTAATATTTTTAACCAACCCTTTCTTCCTGATAGGGTCATTCCATCGCACCCTTGAGCCTTAGCCCATTTTACCGCATCTGAGTGCATATCTGTAATCTGTTCAAGTTTCCCACCTGCCAAGAATACGTGTAGAACTTTCTTATTAGGATACACTACTATCTCTGTTACCGCACATCCTTTTGCACCTGACCATAATTGCATTTTCCCACCAACAACACCATCAATCACATCAATGAAGCTATGTGTGTCGCCACCTTTGTCTAAAGCAGACTGAATCCACTCTCTACAACGCATCAACTCTTCTTTAATATTCATGCGTTAATCTCTGTAATCATAAGTGTTACAGATGGGGTAGCAGGTGCAAATGCTGTACTTGGTGCTGCTTCTAATGTAATATTTGTGCTATCACATGCCCACATTGACTCTAAGTAATCATTAGCACTCACATCGAATATACCTGCTCTTGATTGAATTTGTGTCTCGCTGTTTCCTGTACACGTAACCTTCATAGTAGAACCCTCTACATTCGTGCCATTGATTCTAGGAAAAAACCATACAATCTTAGCACTACTACTACCTGATGTAATCTGAGCAGTGAAAGATATATGATAACGTCCTGCTTTAGCAAATACTATCTTTGATGTTGTTGTAGAATCAATACTAATATTCTTAGAATTGTCGTTAGTATTCCACGTTATAGCTGTTGCTGTGTTATTGCTAGACAGTGTTTGGTCTGTTGTATCTGATATTACACCGTATGAGTTATAACCGTATGAAAGTGGCATATAATCGCCTTCCCTTGATACAACAGGATGTTTAGATATAGCATCCCACATCAAAATACCATTTTCTGCGGCTGAGTCATTACCGTTCTTAAACCTTAGTACATCTCTAGTACGAACAAGGAACGAGTTTAACTTCTCACCCCATGAGTTCCAACTAGGTCCTAATGGTGGTGGTGGTACAGGTGCGCTCATCTCTTGCTTCCTGGTCTTGCTTCAATACGCATGATTCCTGAACGCCAATTATGATAACCGTTTCCTTCTACTTTAATTCTTACTTGTCTTCCTGTGAATCTAACATCAGTAGGATTTAACAATGTATAAGGTCCGTATGTTGTCTCTGTATCATTAGGATATAGTCTTGTTTTAAACGAAACCTTTACCTCTCCCTGTACCTTTTCATCAGGGATAAGATTTGTTACTCTCATAACATTATCACCGTTACCTAAACTTATAGGACCTGACTCAGCATAAGGAACACTCGAACCATGATTAATACCTGTTTCTTGATTTAATAAGTTACCACTTGCGTCTGACCATATAGGATTATCAAATACACCCCTGTCAACACAAGCAGTCCTACCAAGAGAACCTATTGTCCAATGTTCTTCTTTATAGTCTAATGTTACATATCTGTCGTTTTCTTTAGAAGAGCCTGATGGATAAAACCACCAAATTTCACCGAATTGAGAGTTGTGTACCGCATAAACCTTACTAATTTGATTTCTGTTTAGGTTGTCAAAAACATAGTCTAATACATCACACTTAATCTCTGTAGCAACAGAACCATTGAAAGTATAAAAGGCTTTATGACCCATCCAAAATGCACCTTCATCTACTGCTACTGCTGATTTGCGAGAAGCAACACCACAAGCAGTACCAACACGCTCAAATCCATAAACAAAAGGTGGTCCTTGGTAAGTTGAAATATGAGCATCTTGGTCTGTTAGTATAAGGCTTCTTCCTCTCATACGAACACCACACATAATCTGACCTTGTGTTTGTAACTCAAAGTCACCTGCCTCGTTTGTTGCTGATGCTGTCCATACAGTGTTATCTTCTCTGTCTGACCACTGAATCTTACGTGGATTTCCCCCTGATGCTAATGCAAATACAAATCTTTCTTCTGTTACTAACACGAATTTATTATTAACAGGTGCGTTAGTTAGTGCTGTTGGTAATGTTGAGGTGCTTAACGTCCACTCATATATCTTGCCATCATCTACTGAACAACCTAATAAATTCTGACCCCATGTGTCTAATGACCATGTTGTAGCCTCTTGATAAACACCTGTTGATGTTCTTGCAGTACCATAGTTTCCTGTACCCCAATAACTACCACCATAAGCAGTATTAACTGTTGCATCTAAACTTCCTGATGTGAATCCTGATGGTGTAATGTCATATACAGTGCTTGACTGATTGACATAATATAGTTTATTGTACGTTCCTGCTACTAAGTTAGTGCCTGAAGTATTGTCAACCCAAGATAACATTGCTCTTGGGGCTGATGCAAACGCTGATGACTTTCTTGTAGTCCAACCACCAACAGGTCGCATTGAACCATCGTGCCAACGAACAAGATTAGACTCTCTCCACCTATTAGATAATTCAAAGTCAGTTCCATTTCTATGAACTCCTGGTGGTATTTGTAACGGTATTAATGCCATTATTTATCCTATGCTGCAATTACAGTCCATACTTCTGAACCCTCTGCAATGATTTCCCATTGCTCTATTGCCGATGCTGTTGTTGTAGAGGACACTGTTATTACCCCTACACCGTATCTAACCCTCAAGCCTAATGCTGTAGATGTTACTGTCGGTGTTGCCGTACATGACGCTAAGTAAACTGATTCAGCAGAAACGGTCAATGATGCAACAGGAGATATAGTAGCGGTTGGTTGTTGTATTCTCTCAGGAGCAACAGTCGTTGTAGAACTGACGCTGACTGTGGCACTACTACTCTGTACTCTGTTACAAGTGGCAGTAGTAGAGGATATACCTGCTACAATTAATGAGTTTTCACGCTTACGAACATAGACAATAGCAATAGATGAAGCACCTGCCGATATTGCATCTGAATCCCTGACTCTTGTTGAATCAGAAGAAACAGAACTGTTAGCCGTAAATTGAATACTTACATCAACGTACTTAATTTGTTCACCACTACAGGTTACAGAACTTGTAGCCGTTACTGGTGCTAAACCGTCTTCTAAATCAGCAGTTTCATACTTACCTCTATTGTATTTCCACTGGTTGTATAACATTAGTTAAGTGTTATATCTAAGTCACCTGTTGGAATACGGAACACATCGCCTGAATCAATAGTCTTTGCTGACGATAGAGTAGCGTAAGCCATTAAGTTACCTGATGTTAAAGCATCGAATACACCCACATGAGTAACTGAACCCCAAGTACCTGTTGCTGTAGGAAATTCTACTGCTGATGAGTTGCTTGTTGTATCACCTGAAGTTGAGAATGCTACAGTTTGACGAGCATAAGCACTACCTGATAACTCTGTACCACCACCTGCTTCGCCTGGTGCTGCTGTGTATAAAGCCATATAAATTGTAGTTGGAGCAGTGTAAGCCGCACCTGCAAATACATGGTCTAATATTTCTGTTTCTAAAAAATTAGTAAATGACATTTATTTCTCCTATTAAGACTAACCTAAGCCTCTTATTTTCATTGTTAAGCCTGAACCGCTATATCTAGCATTTTCAGACGATTGATTTAATTGAGTAACTGATGCAGAATACATCTGCGCCCAAACTGCAATCCTTTCATCTTCTCCTAGATACGGTGCTGAATGTAATAACGCTCCATAGAGGTAAACATCAGGTGCTTCTAGTAAAAGCCAGTTATCAGCATTACTACTACTTAGTGCTATTGGTTTAGCGTAGTAAAGTAATTCTAATTTAGTGTCTGCTGATGGTGTTGGGTATAGTTGTATCTGACCATCTGCGTGTGTGTAATGTGTTGGCGTTCCTGTAGTGTCTTCGTTAGACGCTCTCTTGTCTGCCATAGAAGCCCTTGACATTAAATCAAGAGGACTTGTTCCATTAGCAGTTAAGTGCAGTCTAATTGTCTCCAACCAATCGCTTGGTGTCTTCATGTATTCATCTGAAGCACTAATAGAACCTGTTGAGCGTTTCTCCATCTGCCAATGACGTAAATCTCTGTTCATCTGTGATTCTGCTAACACTATGAAGTTTTCAATAGCCGATGTCAAATCATCTCTATTAAGGAAGTCTGCTATTGCGGTTTTTAGTGTGGTAAACGTATTTATAGCCATGATTTTATTATATCCCTATTAATTGAACTTTTGATACTTATTTTTATAAGCAGACTTCATGCCTTTTTTGATTATTGCATCAGTGAAATGCTTTAGCGCTTCCTTGCCACCCTCATGCTTAGTCATTGCTTTAATCATCTTGTACATATTCTTATCTGATAACTTGTCAGTAGCAGATAACCCCATGTCGTTTGCTACGTCTTTAATGTATGACTTTGTGTCGTTTTCAGATGGTGGTGCGTAAACAGTAATAATCTTAGTGATTGTATCTAAGCCTCGCTTACGTTTGTTAGTTAAGTCTCTAGTTAATGCTCTGATTCCGTTCTCAGGGTTATCAAACTCTACAAAATCACCGTTCTTTCCTGTCATGCCATCCCACTTAATGTTAGTGGCTTTAATGTTTCCAGGGTTGTTGTTGGTTACACTTGGTACGGTCTTGGTTGGCTTAACACCATCAAGTACACCGTTCATAGGCTTTTCTACTTTCTTCTTAACACTTAATAGACCTTCACCTTCATCTTCTTCTTCCACACTGATAGCGTCTTCACCTAATAGACCACCTGTAGGAATAATTGCTTTAGAGAAGAACAATTCAGGATTCTTTTTAAACGCACTAAGATAACCCTCTTGGTCTTTGTACTCTATGATGTTTTTAATACCCAACTTTTTTAAGCGCTCTATTGACTTTGTATCGCCCTTTGGAACAATGGCAGTCTTAAACTCACCAATATTAACAATTCTATTAGGTTTAGACTCAAAATAAGCGGTAGGCATTTCTCTACCCATTTTCTCCAACGGCTTAACGAGTTGTTTGATTTTTACTATATCAGATGTGTTTAGTTGCATTAAATCAGGGATTTTTTCACCAAGCAAGATGTGTTGAATTACTTGGAGAGTGTCTAACCTGTTTAAATTAGAAGTGTATGTTTTAGTTCCGTCTTTATAGGGCTTCATTCTATCGCCAAAACTCTCTTTAAAAACCTTTTCTACATCGTTAATGGTGTTGTCAAACATATCACTAAATTCATCTTCTAGGTGTGTGTACTGACTTCGCTCTTGAACCCTTTTTCTTTCACTTACAAGTTTATCAAGACTTTGATATTTCTCAGACGTTATCGCTCTTGCTCTTGAGTCATGTAAGAAGTCAGAGTCTCCTATTTCTCTTTCTGAGCCTTTCTTGTGTCCGCCTTGCT